AGAGCTTGCAGCGGCATGGGGCATGACGCAGCCGAACATCCACAAGATGGTCAAGCAGGGGATGCCTATGACCAGCATAGAGGCCGCTACGGAGTGGAGGAAGAACTGGCTTGAAACGCATGGGCGAGGCGACACCGCGCCGGAGAACATCCAGCAGGCGAAGCTACGGAAGACACTACTAGAATGCGAGAAGATCGAGTTTGCGCTTTCGGTTGATCGCGGGGAATACATCAAGAACGCCGTCGTCCGAGAAGCCGGCATCCGCATCGGCGCGATCTTCAGCGCAAAACTCGCTGCGCTCGTCAACGATGCATCGGGCGCGTTGGCAGGGCTGGACGAGTCAACCTTGCGGAAGAAACTGCACGAGCGCACGCAGTCGATCCTTGCGGAGATCAGAACTGAATTAGAAAAAGTATAGACTACAAAATGACATACGAAACACGCACAACAAAAATGATAGTCGGAGTCAAAGGCCAACAAATATTTGATGACAGCGTCACCGAGATCGAGATCGTTGACGAGGCCGCTGGGGAGTTCTTGGAGATCAGCCAAGAAGGCGGCAAGCTCCGATTCGATCTGGAGGAATGGCCGCACGTCCGCGACGCCGTCGAGAAAATGTTTAAGCTCTGCCGAAATTATGACTAAGCGAGAACTCTGGAAAATATACTCCAAACGCAACCCATCTTTCGACGGCACAGGTAACGTGACGTTGTCCGCTGCCGGACTTCGCAAATTGTTTGAAACAACATGGGAAATTGCAATGTATGACGGAGAAGAAGAGCCGACTTCTAAACATCCGGCGTCTCCGAATGTAGACGCGCTCAAACATATTTTCGGGATGAAATGAACGCACTCGCACAAGGCATCCGCGACGGCATCAAGCTCGCATTCGACGGCACGATCTTGGATTGGGCAAGCGATCACGTTAACTTTCCGAACTCGGATCGCGCTTCGCGATTTGATCCTTCGGTTGCGCCGTGGCTCAACGCGCCGCTGTTGGCGGCAAGCGATGACGAAACGACGCAGGTCTTTCTTCGCGCACCTACCGGAGGCGGAAAGACTACGATGATGGAAACGCTGGCTTGCTTCATTGTCGCGCAGAAGCCTGGGCCGACATTGTTCGTGGGACAGACTGACGACATGGTGAAGGATTGGACGGAGTCGCGCCTACTTCCTATCTTCCAAGAATGCAAGCCTGTTCGCGACTTGTTCCCGGAAGACCGGCACGCCTTGCGAAAGACGACCATCCTCTTTCCGCACATGGTTCTTTTCGCAGGGGGAGCGAACATGACCAACCTTCAAGAAAAATCGATGCGCTACTGCATCGGCGACGAGGTATGGCGGTGGAAAAGTGGGATGATAAAAGAGTTGAAGGCGCGACATCACGACCGCTGGAACCGAAAGACGCTCTTGGTCTCGCAGGGGTGGGACGCAGGGCATGAGGCAGACGCCGAATGGGACAGCGGATCGCGAGAAGTCTGGGGTTGGAGTTGTTCCCATTGTGGGAACTGGCAGAGATATCTATTCGACCAGATCGAATATGTGACCGAACGCGATGACAAGGGCGGCATCCTGTGGGATAGGGTCCAGGATTCGGTTGTTATGAAATGCGAGCACTGCGAAACGCGCTACAAAGACGACGCATCGACTAGACGCAACCTTGCGAATACTGCAACCTACCGCGAACTCAACCCACATCCGGTGCGAGGTCACCGCTCGTTTGAATATCCGGCTTATGCGGTCTGGTGGATACCGTGGTTTTCAATTGTTAAGGAATGGATCGAAGCCAACGAAGCTAAGAGCAGCGGCAACCTAGAGCCGTTAAAACAATTTATTCAAAAGCGCAAGGCGCAAACTTGGCAGGACGAAGTGACGAGCGATCTGCCGGAGATAACGACCGGCGACTACGTAAAGGCCGAGTATCTGGAAGGCCAGAAGATCGACGGCGAGCACCGACGCTTTATGTGCGTGGATAAACAGCGCGACCACTTCTGGTGCATCGTCCGCGCCTTCCGAGTGGACGGCTCATCCATGCTCTTGCATGAGTCGCGTCCGCTGACGTGGGAAACGCTCGACGCCATCCAGCAACAATTTGATGTTATGCCGAGGTGCGTTGTTGTTGATGCCGGTTACGACACGCCATTGGTCTACGAGCAATGCGCTCGGCGTGGGTGGACGGCATCGCACGGATCGGGGCAGGATGGCTTTTATCATATCGATGGAGGACGGCGCACGCGCCGCTTCGTTTCAAAAATCGAAGGAGCGCAAGCCGGATCGGACGGACTGAAGTGCGCGTATTTTTTCTTCAGCAACGAAGGCATAAAAGATAAACTCGCTTCACTTCGACAGGCTGACGCAGTTCCGAAATGGGAAGTTGCAAGGGATGTGTCCGACGACTACCGCAAGCAGATGTTGTCGGAGATGAAGAAAGATGTGACTAACTCAAAAACCAAACAAGTCGAGCAACGATGGGTTCGCATTGGCGGCAGGCCGAACCATCTTTGGGACTGCGAATGTATCGCGCTCGCGTCCGCGATGCTGGCAGGGGTCTTGCCGATAGGCACGGAGAGCTAGGTTTTAAGCGGCTCCGCGAGCCATGAAAAATAAATGAAAATAATTGTTTGCAGAAATCAAAATCTGTGAGAAATTAAAAACATCAAAGGGGATGACCTCCGGAGATAGAAAAAAAAAGAAAAAACAAAATGAAAATATTAAACACCACCACCGGCCAAATCGAAGAACTCACCCACAGCGGATACGACTGCGACTGCGTGCCTGATTTAATCGCGGACGACTCCACGATCACCTGGAACGAAGATGCAGAGATGATGCAAGGGGATGCAGACTCCATTGCATGGTGGAGGACTTACCTCGCCGCCGATGCGGAATACATGGAAGCCAAATCTGATCTGGTCGAGACCCTCGACTACGACGAAAAAGACGATCTGGAAATGCTACTAAGCGACGCTATGCACTGCGACATGGAAGACCAGCCCGCTGCTGGAATGCGCGTCATCAGCGAATGGATCGCCGATGCAAAATAAAAAACCAACACACGGCGGCCAGCGCAAAGGCGCAGGCCGCAAGGCCGGATCGGGCAAGGGGCGCACGGTCATATCGAAGTCGGTAGCGATGACGGCGGATAGCTGGGCACGGCTCGACGCCGTGCGCGGCACGATGTCGCGGGGCAAATATCTCGGCAGTTGCTTTTGACACTTCCACAAAAGTAACAACACCCGCGACGCCTCTCCACGGAAGCGCACCAATGCGGGTTATCTTTTTGACATCGCCAACATTTAAATGGCGATGAACAAAACATTCTTCGGTCTTCCGGTTGCGACCTTGCAAGAATTACAGACCGATTTCACGGCTTGCTTAAAAGCAATCGCCATTGCGGGCGCAAGCTACAGCATCGCAGGGCGTAGCTTCACGAGAGCCAACCTTGCCGAGGTCGCACAGACGATCAAGGAACTGCAAGCCGCACTTGACAACGCCAGCGGCACTCGTATAACGAGATACACGCCGACTTTTCCGACGCAACGACCATGACGCAAGACCTCATCACAAAAGCCATTTCGTTCGTGTCGCCCAAGGCTGCTCTTGACCGCATGGTCAACCAGGCGAAGCTACGCAACTTCGGACGATTCGATTCAGCATTGACAAGCGAGAAGCGCGGCATCTCGCGTGGCGTGTCCGGTGGCGAAGACACTAGCGGAACTCGTGAAAGGTATTCGCTCATCCGCGCCGCTCGCGATCTTGCCGACAATTTCCCACCTGTCCGTTCGCTCCTTTTAAAATTTGCAACGTATGTCTCCGGGCGCATCGCATACCAAGCACGCACCGGCAACCGCGAAGCCGATACAGCTATTGAAAGATACTGGCAAAAATGGTGCAACGACTGCGATTTTCTAGGCCGTCACAATTTCACAACGCTTTTACAGCTTGCCGTCACCGCTATGTTGAGGGACGGAGATTGCGGATTCATCATCGTCCGCGACCGCGAAGATTTAAAATTACAAAGCGTCGAGGCCGACCGCATCGGTTCGCCTTACGATCAAACTGATACCGACAAATACATTGGCGGAATAAATGTTGACGACTATGGAAGACCCATTTCTTACACAATTTTCACGCGCACTATTAATAACCAGTATGTTTCTCCTACTAATATTGTTGCAAAAGAGTTCATTCACTTATTCGACGCCGCACGGTTGGACGAATATCGTGGGCGATCTGCTTTCGCTACTGCGTTAAACGCAACGCGCGATCTGCAAGAAGCGATAAAAGCTGAGGTACAGGCGATCAAATACGCGAGCTATCAAAGCGGAGTCATCACGACCGAGAGCGGAGCGGCAGACGCAGGCGACTATTTCGCACGTGGCAACTCAAACGATCAAGGACAGGTCGCACGCTTGCAGTCGCTCGACCCAGGAACGGTCAATTATCTATCCGCAGGCGAGAAAATGGAAATGTTCAAGAGCGAC